GGCGGATTCCCAGATCCACCAAGGAATTATATTCGGTGGCAAATCTGAACTGATAACTAATGGTTTTATTTGGTCCTCTGTGTATCCGGCATATCCTTGGCCGATTCTAGTTAGATAGAAAGTTTTGTTCTGATTCTCATTGGCAATAGCTTTTAACTTCAGTATTGAATTGTGTATATCTTTTAGTGAACGAACATTTAACTTTTCATCTTTGGTTGGGAGGGCATAACACTTACCTGTTAATCCTTCTCCAATTCCATACTGGGCACCAAAATATACTCTGGCCGCTTGTGCAGCCCCTACACCATGAATTCCTGCCAGGTTACTACCGAATACAAAAATATCATTTTCACTTAATGATTGTATTGTTTTATTCTTGATGAATGGCATTATCAATGTCCTTTAAATGTTTTTCTAATAGTTTACGGCATATATAATCCAAAATATTATCCTTGATATCATAAACTTCATTGATGTACCACTTATTACAATGGTCACATCCTATTCGATGATTTTCTATATCCCAGGATATTGTGTGCTCATTCATAAGGATTTCTATATGCCAGAGTTTCCTGTAGATTTTCACGAAGAAGAGTCAGAACTTCACCGAGCCAATTGGATCCTTTCCAGGTCTTTATGTCTTCTAGATTGTTCTCATAACCACCTCTACCAATTCCCCAAATATCATCAGTTGGCGATGCCTCTACGAGTAGAAATCCATCTGTAGATAATAGATAGTCAAGACATTCTTTATTTTGAGTAAACTTGTAATAACATCCCCCATAAACGGCAGATCTACTAATCTGATTCCAGGAAAGAACATCAAAGTTCTCAACCTGCCTTCCTAATGCTTTTTGTTCCGATGGATGATTAGAATTCACAATCAATCGAGCCACATCAAAATCAGAAAATCTGAGCGCTTTCTGGAGCATCATATATTGCTCGGAGCAATTGAAATCAAAAGTGTTATTGAATTCTTCTGGAACCTCATTACGAATAACTTTTGATTTCAATGGAGCCATAAATGGAGCAGGATACCAGTTAGATAAGTATCCATTGTAGAAGAATACATATTTTCCATAATACTTGGAAACAAGTTCAAAATCGAGTAGTGTTTTCATTTTTAAGTCCAACTGCAGAATTGATGATCATAATTCGTTAAAAAGGTCAACTTCGTCTTTAATACTCATAAGAAATTTATCTGTTTTATTAACCAGATCATCTGTAAATGGAGTTTGTGAATTTGTAATTCCGGTTGCGGCCATATGTAAATTATTGAGTGTAACTTGAACTCTCAATTGTTGACTGAGTTCCCCACACATAATGTATAGAGTTTTTATGAGTTCTTTATATCGTTTTGTTTCATTGATTGTCATGAGTATTTTGATGTGTATGTAATAATCATTTGCTTTGATTGAGCTTTGCTATGATGTCGGCTTCTAACTTTTTTCTCTTTATCTCTAGTTTAGTCTTCTTCTCTGGGTCTAGTCCATATTTGCCATAGTGCAGAAGATAATAATCTACTTCACCCCAATTTACATCATTGCTATCTAAAACTTCATCAATAATAAGTTCCCTTAATTCGGTAGTGCATTTTGGGGATGTGAATACCACTGTTCGCTCACCCAATTCATATATAGTTTCCAAGACAGATAGTGTTACATTCGGATGGTTTGCAATGCCATGTCGAATTCCCAATTTAGCAATATGTAATAGAATATTGGTGGTTGTTTTATCATTATAAAATATGTCTTTAATAAAATATGTCCTGTCTAATTTCACTACATTATCAATCAGACGCAACTGAATATCTTCCGTGCATACCGGATTCCAGAAGATATAACCATAAAGTAAAATTAGATAATTAAAAATCTTACCTTCTGGATTGACACTCAACTTGAAACTCAATTCATCCAAAACTTCCGGTGAGGATGTGTTCTTGGCAAGATCGGATAAAATACCAAAATCACTATCCTCACAAAATAGAAGTTGGACTCTTAGATCATAATTATACATATCAATAATTTCTGACTTAATTGAGTCGTCATTTAATCTTGTATGAAGCTTAAATAAACTCTCCTTATCAATATTATGATTGGGATCGCCCAGATATTCATCAATATCTTTGAGTGCTGGATATAAAAAGTCCGAACGAAGTTTGAGATCAGTGTTCATTTAATTCACCACAAGATAATCTTGAACTTTGGGTCGTAAACAAATTGATTTGTCTGTTGATTTTTCTCTACATTTGATGTAGATATTCAGGGCAGATTCATAGTTTTGGAGTTTTGTTTTTGTTTTTGATTCTCCCCACTGGATAGCCGAAAACATAAGACATATGAATACTACACATACAATCAAAATTACCCAACCATCTCCATCTCCAGTTGAACCATTCATGGTTTTTCCTCAGTTTGAATTGTTCTGGGTCCAGTTTTCATAAAGAAATCCTTGATTTGTTGAATAGTGAATGTGCTCAATACCAGAATGACGAATAAATCCCTCACAAATTATACATGGGCGGGCATTTCTCAATTCTTGGCCAGAATGACCACCAACACGACAGATAACAATCGTATCTGCAGTCTCTTTGACCTTTATGAGTGCCCCGATCTCGGCATGAAGATAGATTCTCTTTGAGAAGTTTTCTCCATATATTTCGGCTGTCTTATGTGCCCACCACCATTGAATTGGGTGTGTTTTGTAATCATAATTAGATGAGGCTGCAATCACCTTCTTTTTTTAATGATAATTGCTCCCATTTTCTTCTGGGAATTAGAAGAAAGAGCAACGGCAAATGCCTGGCGTAGAAATTCTCGTTTAAGCCGAGATTTGGTCACGACCCGATCCATTCTTGATTTTCCCCATGAAGTGTTTTATAATATTCATAACTATTGTGTTCATTTAATTCCCATTGATTCATGGCATCAAGAATGACTTTTGCTGCCTCTGGTTGATATGTATTAGATGACACAATTACAGGTTGCGCATTAAAATCATCAGATGGCACAATAAGGATAGTGTTGTCTGAGTCCACCCATTTTATATCAAACTCCCTATGATCAATAACCATATTGCGCAAAAATAAACCAAGACTAAACCAAATATTTTCCCTATAGAATTCATAATGATCTAACATAATATATAGTTTATGGCGAGTTCTCTTGCCAATATTCCAAGTTAGCATTTTTTCAACCAACTCCAGAAAATATGGAATATCCTTATTATCTTTTACACGTTTCCGAAAAAGATCATAAGAGTCTTGTAAATCGGACAAAATTTCGGCATGGGTGTTCTTAATCAGATCGTCTAACATAGAATGAGTTCGGCTTCTATGATCTTATATGACTCTTTGTGTTTTGTGCTCGATGGGTGGACGGTTTGTGAGGTGGTCAAATGGTGGCAATACGAATTTTAATAACATTTCTCTTCTCAAACTTCGGGAGAGGGCCGGGAATTCTTACTTCATATACATCATTTAGAAAAATTTTCTTATTATCCGTCGCTAGTTCGGTAATATAAGAAATCATTTCATCTAAAGTATTGAAAACTTTGGTAGATGCCTCTAAAGTTTTTCCTCCATATATTCCAGTTGGCCCTAACATATAACCCTCAATATAAGACATTACTGGCCCAATTCTTTCTATATAAAATTCTCTATCAATTGAATGATCAGTTGCCATTATGCCGGGTATACACTGCTTTCTATATTCTACTAGAAAATCAATTCTATCACTAACCCATTCATTAAAATCTAGAGTGACATTATAGTATTCTTCTGGTAGTTCTTCATCTTCCCATTCAAACTTTTTATTTCCATAAAATTCTAGAATCTTACTGAACGGATTATGGATTTCTTGTGTTTCTGTCATTTGTATTGTTGGGTAAAGTAAAAAGGGCCTTGCGGCCCCGGGGAATCAGTTGGCGGCTAGCTGCTCGAAATATGCCAGGGCATCTTCCTCTTCAGAAGAACCACCGGAACTAGAAGCATAAGATTCTTCTAGTTCTTTCATCATATCCAATTCTGCTTCTTGTGATTCGGAATCATCATGAGCCACAGCTTGCTTATTGCCCAGAACAAAGTCAAGGCGTTTTGTGAACTCTTCATCGCTCTTGAACTTATCGGCAGAGATGAGTTCTTGAAGAGAGTATTCTTTTTCCCAAATTTCCTTGAGCTTTTCGTCATCTCCATTGAGAACAGAGACGGATGCAAAGCTGCTATCATCATAATTTGGATATCCAGCAACCTGTTTCACACGAAGGCGAAAATCGGCACCAGTCCAGAAATCAAAAGGATGAATGGGAGTATCTTCTTCAAATTCTGGCTTCATGGCAGACTTGATTTTATCAAAAATCTTGGCACCATAACGAAAGAGCATAACCTGACCTTCCAGTTCTGGATTAGCCGGATTACTGACAACAAAAATATTGGAGTAATAACTTAGCTTGCGCTTGCGCTTGCGAACGGTTTCCTTATCCGATTCCCAAAGTTCACTGTTGCGAGTGCAAAGTTCACATTGGCGGCCAACAGTAGTTGGGCAATTTTCAATAAACCACTTGCCATTATGCTGGAATCCATGATTATAGAGTTTAACAAATGGATCATCTTCGCCTGGAGGTGCCGGAAGAAACCGAATTACGGCTCGACCATTACCAAATTTGTCAGCTTCGAGCTTGAATACATTGGAAGTATCGGCACCATAAGATGCGGATTCTTCTAGTTTCTTCAGTAGCTTTTCTGTCTGAGAACCAAGAGAAGACTGTTTTTTGAGTTGTTTGAAATCGATTGACATAAGATAAACGTAGTATTAACGTAGGATAAACGTAGGATGTCTGAAGCTTTACAAGAAATCTTGATGGTTTACAAACCGAATCAAAGAAGAATTTTTCTTATGATTCCTTTGTATTTAGGAATGTCAAGAACGAGGAACGAAGAATACTTTCTTATTTTATGAGATACTTGGGCCCATACAGGATCAGTATATTGCTCATCATATTTAGGAAGAAGACCCAGACATGTGACCAGAATAATCAGAGTTTCTAACTGAATAACACCAGAAAGATAATCCTTTATGAGTTTTGAATGTCTAGTTCCTGGCTTAAAATATTCTGGTAGGTTCTTATTTTCTGCAATGATCCTAAGATCCTGCTCAAATACATAAGACAGAGAATCTATCTTTGATTTCCATGATGTATAAATCTCTGGTCCATTCTGAACAATTTCCCCGATCCATACTTTTGATGGATCAGAACTATTTGCAAAATGAGAAACGAAGTATTCAATAATCTCTTCTTTCTTTTTCTGTCTTGATAATCGCTCAAAGAAGTAGCGATCTTTTCTTTTATGAAACGTATCTATTTTCGCCCTGAAGTTCCCTGAGTATTTTTTGAAATCATAGGTTTCACTGGTGAAATGTCTCTTCAGGGCCAAGTAAGTTTTATATGTTTCAAATGGCGTCAAAACTTAATCTTGGGTGATTGATGGACTTTCTGCAGAAAATTCAATTTTGTTGCATCGTGCCTGATTTTCTCTTTTAGGGGTTTTGAGATAATCTTGGAGACCGACTCAACTTCTAAATTATGAAGCTCACAATATTCTACAATTGCCGTAATATAATTATGATCTGGATCTGCCTTGACCATTTTTTCAATGTCTTCGGCAAACTTTGATTCTGTCAGGAATTTTGTGCTGGCAATTGATTCAAATGTTTCTTCAGGAGAACTCTTTGAGTTTGTCATCTGTAAACTTTTTAACATACTTGACAAGTAAACGAATGTATTTTGAAATATCAGGTTCAATGTAGATCTCACATTCGGCATTTTCACATGCCATCATAATCACAATTTGCTTTATCTCAATCCCAGTGAGTTCCTTGAACATAAAGGCATAGGCAGATGCCTGTACAAAGTAATTCTCGATCCATTCTCTAGGTTTGGGCTTTTCTGATGTCTTAAAGTCAATGACAGAAAGAACACCATCATACTCGGCAATACAATCAACAGTTCCGGCCAGGCGAAAATATCGACTGAACAAAGAATCTTCAAGGGCATAAATATCACCAATTTTATCTAAATATGGTCGAATTGCCCCAAATAAAAGTTTAGAAAGTGGTGTGGCTTTACTGAGTCTATCTTCCATTGTATTAAGAAGATAGTGTTCATTGAGGGTATGAAGAGCAGTTCCACGAGATGTTGCTGCTCTTGTAATCAGGTTTGCCTTTTCTTCACCGACTTTCTTTCGCCATTCAACGAATTTGTCTTTGTTGTAATGTGAAGTAACCGAGGTGACGGAAATATATTTTTCAAATTCCGTCTCATTTTGAACCTGGTAGTATCTTACACCATCAACCTCCACTCTGTCAAGCTTTGGGAGATTTAGATCTAACTTACGAAATGTTTTGGTCGGTACGAATAGTTTTTTGTTTTCTTCAATGAAGTTTGCCATTACTTTACTGACACAGTATATTTTTTATCATTATCTTTGACTAATTGTTTAATTTCATCCGTTGCATTTAGGTGATTATAAACTAAATTCCTAACTTCAGAAGATTCATGATCCACTAATTTTTTTAAAACATCTTCCGGGGTAGTTGGCTGACTAGCAATAAATAACCCCCACTTTTGTATAAGAGATATGTTTTGGTTATCCATAGTTAATCAAAATGGCAATTTTTGTCCATGTCTAACTTTCCTCACCTTGGCAACTCTGACCCTTCCTGAAGAAGATATGGGTGTGTCATCTATTTCGACATCAAAACCCGTCAGCGCGGGTGGCATTCTATCTCTGATTTGATCAGGGTTTGCCAGGGGCGGTCTCCGGCGACGTGTCTGCGCAACATCAAGTTGATCGCATACCTCTTTGGATTTATCTTGAAGAAGCAAATCATATGAGCATGTTTGTGAATCTTGAGCTTCCATAGTCAATTAAAAGGGCAATTTTTGTCCGTTGTTTTGTTCTCTTTCAAACTTATCCTTGGCAATAAGATAATCACGAACCAGACCTGAGCGAACACAATCTTCCATTGTAAATTCAATAAAAGAAAATGAAGGCATCATTGAAAGAATAGATACAAAATCACCAAGACCTTTACGATCTGATTGCTTTGTAAGATCGGTCTGAGCTGCATCACCGGCAAAGATGATCTTACAGTTCTGACCTACTCGGGTAATCACAGAAGAAAGAAGATGCCCAGTAAGATTCTGAAACTCATCAACAATAAT